ACCGAAGGAGTTACAGTAACACTAGGGGTTGCTGTAATACTAGGACTTACTGTAATACTTGGTGTAATAGAAGGTGTTGTGGTTATTGATGGAGTTACAGTTATTGATGGAGTTACAGATACACCAGGTGAAGCTGTAATACTTGGTGTAACTGTTACACTTGGAGTTGTGGTGATAGATGGCGTTGTAGTAATACTTGGCGTAGCCGTAACAGATGGTGTTGTAGTAATAGAAGGTGTGATACTCGGTGTTGTAGTAATACTTGGCGTAATTGTAACCGACGGCGTAATACTTGGAGTAGTAGTAATAGACGGCGTAGTAGTAACAGATGGTGTAGTAGTAATACTTGGCGTGATACTTGGCGTAGTAGTAATACTTGGCGTAGTTGTTATACTTGGTGTTACCGTTATTGATGGTGTAACGCTAGGTGTTCTAGTAACAGATGGCGTAGCAGTAATAGAAGGCGTAACGGTAACCGATGGCGTAGCAGTGACCGATGGTGTTGTTGTAATAGATGGTGTGACTGTAATAGATGGTGTAACTGTAACCGATGGTGTTATACTTGGTGTGGTAGTAATTGACGGCGTAGTAGTAATACTTGGGGTAGTAGTAATACTCGGCGTAGTGGTAACAGATGGTGTAGTAGTAATACTCGGCGTAGTGGTTATTGATGGCGTAACGCTTGGAGTAGTTGTAACGCTTGGCGTAGTAGTAATACTAGGCGTGACGCTAGGTGTAGTAGTAATACTAGGCGTGGTGGTAATAGATGGCGTGACACTTGGAGTAGTGGTAATTGACGGCGTAGTGGTAATAGAAGGCGTTACCGTAATAGACGGTGTTGTGGTAATACTCGGAGTAGTTGTAATTGACGGAGTAGTAGTAATACTTGGTGTAGTGGTAATAGATGGCGTAACGGTAATACTTGGCGTGACACTAGGAGTGGTAGTGATACTTGGCGTTGTAGTAATAGATGGTGTAGTAGTAATACTGGGTGTAATACTTGGTGTTGTGGTGATACTTGGGGTAGTAGTAATACTTGGGGTAGTAGTAATACTTGGGGTAGTAGTAATACTTGGGGTTGTAGTAATAGATGGTGTAGTGGTAATAGATGGTGTAGTGGTAATGGAAGGTGTGACACTTGGTGTAGTAGTAATACTAGGCGTTGTAGTAATAGATGGCGTTCTAGTAATAGATGGCGTTACAGTAATACTTGGGGTAGTCGTAATACTTGGAGTAGTGGTAATAGAAGGCGTAGTAGTAATACTTGGAGTTCTAGTAATAGACGGTGTATTAGTAACGCTGGGTGTTGTAGTAATACTCGGAGTAGTCGTAATACTTGGTGTTGTGGTAATGGAAGGTGTGACACTTGGGGTAGTAGTAATACTAGGCGTGGTAGTAATAGACGGTGTTGTAGTAATACTTGGCGTAATACTCGGCGTGGTAGTAATACTCGGCGTTGTGGTAATAGATGGTGTGACTGTAATAGATGGTGTTATACTTGGCGTAATAGTAATTGACGGCGTTGTTGTGATAGACGGTGTTACAGTAATAGATGGTGTAGTGGTAATAGAAGGCGTAGTGGTAATACTTGGAGTTCTAGTAATACTCGGCGTTGTAGTAACACTCGGTGTAGTAGTAATAGACGGTGTGGTCGTAATAGATGGCGTAATACTTGGGGTGGTGGTAATACTAGGCGTTGTTGTAATACTAGGCGTTGTAGTAATACTAGGGGTAACAGTTATACTTGGTGTAGTGGTAATAGATGGTGTTACAGTAATAGACGGTGTTGGTGTTGGTGTTGGTGTTGTAGTTGGCGTTGGACTCGGTGCAGCAACGGCACCATCCAAATCCATAATAACAATGGCTGCATCAGAAATTGTCGCATTTACGTTTGCTTCTGGACGCCATGCGATGACTTTTGTAATCGACCCCGCAGTTAATGATTCAACGTCCGTCCATCCGTGTGCAAATTCGTCAATATTATTAACGGATGCTTCACGGAGTGGTTGGCGGGTTGCTGTATATTGACCAGGTTCCGTAGTTGAAGTACCAAAGTGAGAAAAGACTGATGAGTTAGTTGCGCTAATTTTTGTCGTCCACGTACCCACCACTAAATGATTGCCTGTGTTTGCAATAGTTGGCGTATATGTTATTATGGCGGTTGGTGCACCGGCACTTGTAGAGTCTATTTGTGCAGATTCACTGACCGCGGCATACGTTTCTGCAAATTTAGACCTGTCTAATGCTAATAATGTTCGATATTGATTGACAATATTTTGTCCGTTTGGTGAGCTATGTTCTAGTGAAAACGTTGTTGTTGCACCAAGAGAAGCCGTTACGATTGCAAAATATGGTGTTATTCCTAATGTATCTTTTGCATAATACTGTGTTCGTACCATATAGGTGTTTGTGCCGTCAGACAATTGTACAACCATATCATCCGCTGCTTGTGCCGTTCGTGGAGTATTGACGTTACACGATCCAAACACAAACCATTCGCCAGCAGGAATATTAATAGAATCTATTGGAGTAGCTACGGCATTTGTTGTAGCAATTTGTGTGCTATCATATGAAGAAACGTCAGCATCATCTAATTCTAACACATTAATATACGCGTCAGAAATGGTAGCAGTACCGGCGGATGCACTCCATTGTATAGCAAATTCAATTGTTGTAGTAGATGAAGCAGTAAATACGTTTACATCCACTGCACTCATTCTGTCCGTTAAGTCTTGTGGTTCAAATTCAAATTGCTGTAATGTTACTCCATTAGTAACGTTTTGTAGTCGAACGCGCGCACGAGAAGTTAACGCACTATGACTCATTATTGCTGACCAGAATATCGCATAGCGTTTACCCGCCGTAACACTAACACTTACGGAAGTACGACTACTGTATGCAGTTAGAGGGGATCCTGAAGCTGCTGTTTGTGCAGCTTGTGAATATATTCTGGCCATCTACTACCTCATATTACGGTTGAGTGGGCCAAATAATGTTTTCAGGTTCTACTTGTTGTTGAGGAACGTTTCGTAATTCTTGACGATAAGATGCCCACGCAGCTTTTTGTCCAGCATCTAACGGACTGTCAGATAACTGCGTCCAATCTGATGATTGTAATAATTCATCTCGGTCAGCACGAACCACATCCCACTTTAGTTCTAATGATACTTCCGCATCCAATCCACGAAGCTCCAATTCTGTGGGTTTTGGTATTGTGTTTTCTGGATACCAAGCTAATGTGTTGTAATCATCATTACCACATGTCCATATCGTATTTGGATATCGTTTTGTAAGAATTTCTACTAAATTTGCCATAGTACATAACTCCGTTATTCTGTTATTCGTCCCTTAATTCCACGTGCCGCATTAAAACTAACCGTAATTCCATCATTTGGTGAGGTAAATGATGCAGCAGTAGTGCCTGCTATAATTAGTTTGTTACCTGCACCAACTTGTACGGAATTACCAAAATCTGCCGCACCAGTTCCTATTTGATATTTTTTCCACGTTTCCGTTGTTATATCAAATATCGCCACAAACACATCACTAGAACCAAACGAATTTCCATCATCAGCAAATACACCTGTAGTAGACCCTACAATTGCAATACGACCATCTCTCAAATACGTGCTTGGTTTGCCAAAAGTATTTAATGTATCGTTTTGTGTGGTACCTAACTGATAGACATTGCCCCAAGTATCAGTACTATAATTAAATAAAATAATACCGATATCTTCTGCACCAAGATTTGCACTACCACCAACGTCACCAGCAGTTTCATACGTAATTGCTAACGTATTTGGTATAACGTTATTTATATCATGCACAACAAATCCTCGGTCAGCTAACCCAGATCCAGTAGTATAATAGTCGGTGGTAAATCGTGCCGCACCGCCGGCAGGTGGGACAAATTGTGTCAAGTTACGAACATCGGTGATACCCAAGAAAATATCATATCCACCTACGGGCGTACCACCAAGGTCGCCCGCTGTACGACCAACGAATGCTACCCGCCCATCTGATAATTCGGTAAGCGAATAAATTTCTTCATCGAATTCTGTACCAATCTGATTAATTAAGAATCCGGTATCAGAAAGTGGATTAGCGGGATCATAAAACGCAATCATATAATCGTACACACCCGTGTTACCCGTATTATATGCTACTACGTCACCAGATGCTACCGCTGCAATTCCAATACGTCCTGCGTTACTACCCGAGGTTAATTCAATTACATCGTACGCAAAGATATTACCATCGTCTGCTTCACCGTCACCGGCTACACCAATTTGTGTCCATGTAACTAAACTATTAATAGGATTAATTGCTCCTTCAATATAAGAGCCGGAATTTTTATATTCTTGTAAATCGTTTAAATCTAGTACGCCAAAAAATCCGTCAAACACATTACTACCTTCGTAAATTTCGTTCATGTATGAACTAGATATTGAAGTAAATGTTATAGACGCGCTTGTTAATAATGTTCCTGCAGTATTAGTTGGTGTTGTTGATGTACTGGATGTACCTAAACTTGCGGTTGAAGTTAGTGCTGAAGCAGAAGCATACCACATATCCATTCCCGTTTCATCTTGTAAATGATGATTACCAGTTCCAAAACCAGTACGAGCAAATCTAAATATCAATCCTCGGCGTCCGTTGGTATGTGATTCTGACCACCCTGCAGTGATATAATTAAATGTCGTAACATCACGTTCTATTGCATATAATGATTCTGCCTTATCGTGACCTAATCCATTAATAAAGAATACACTTCCCGTGTTATCAAATCCAGCAATAATACCATCACCACCCCCATGTTCAGCACCAGTTACTTGTGTACCAGAACTACTTGCATACCCCACAGCAAAAAATCGTCGTGATGAAGTGGCGACCGATGATGGAGATGCGGAGACTGCTTTCCAATATGAACCTGACGTAGTAGTTGTCCATTGACTTGTTAGTCCACCACTTTGACTAACAATTTCTGTTGCAAATCCATTCGTACCTTCCGTACCCACCACTACATATTCCAAATATCCAGAACCCGTACCGGTGTTTCGCATGTCCATTGCTTCCGTATTTGTAGAAGCGCTGTTGTGACTGCGCATCCATTCTATCATTGGAGTGTTGATAATTGTTCCTACTCCAAATGATGCTGTACTGACACTTCCCGTAATTTTTCCTGCAAAGGTAAACCTACCGTCTGATGTGGTTTCATGTCTGCGTACTCTATTTACTACTAAATTAGGATACGAGTTTTGTTCTTGAATAGTACCGTCAGTATCAACCGTTGTAAGAGTTGTTGTACTACCCGAAACAACGGAAAGTAAAATATAATCTGTGTTATTTTTTGTGACCCGAGCAACAGAGCTTGCATATTGATTGTCAGACGTACCGTACATTTTTGTCCACACAATAGATCCAGTAGAGTCTAACTTAATTAATAATGCATCTTGATTTCCACTTCCACTGTTAGTAGTACCACCGGCGACATATAGGTATCCCAAGGTGTCCCGAGTAATTGCATATGCGGTATCTGCTAATGACCCACCAGATATATCTCGTTGCCATTGAAGATCAAAATCCTTGTCGTATTTTGCAACTACAATACTTGAACTTTGAATATGGTTCCCAGCATAGTATTGTGACCCCGTACTGTCCGTTACCATATCAATAAATTCAATTTTTTCTGTAGTGTTCATTGACTTTACTAATCCACGACCAATACCATGTACGAATAATCTACTTTTCGGTACTAATTCATCTTTAGTATATCCGACAATATAAATTTTACCATTTGATGCTTGTGTTACGCCCGTAATAAAGTCATCAAAACGTCCAGTAACTTGGTAATATTCTGGTGGCGATGTATCTCCTGGACTAAACAATGCGATAAGACCGTTGTTATAATTAATATCAAAGTCATCATCTATCGCTGCTTTAGTACCCACAAATAACTGGCGACCGTCCTGTAATTCTATACCTTGTATAAAATTTTCGTCGGCCGACAAAACAGCTTGTCGTTTATCAAAAAATTGTGTACTGCTATCATCATATTGTAAAACGGGCATAGTCACATCAAGACCTTGTGGTTCTTGAGATCCAGAACGTTTTAATGTACCCGTTGATGTATCAAACTGCACGTAGCCATTTGTTAAGGCATTTCGTACAATAAATGAATTACTACCTGTGATGTAATCTAAATGCTTATAACCTAAAAACGGGATGTCTGGAGAAAAGGAGTACACACCTGACCCAGAATATGTCGTACCCGACCCCGAAGCGTCACCGGAAATCATTGTGTAAAATTTGAATTCTTCTACATTAAAGTTCAATCCGTGAACACGTAAATATTTTCCAGGATTATTAGATACAATTTGTCCTTGATTGTACCACACACTAGCACTATATTTATACAAATTTACTCCACCATCATTTGTATTACTGACCGCTGCGTATAAAGTATTATTAGCAATTTCTAAATGACAATCCGGTCGTACATTCGAACCGCTGATAATAGTTGTTACTGTTGGGAGTTCTGATAGGTTATTTGCGGATGTAAAGTTCCACACCTTTAAGTCAAATTTTCCAGAAGAACCGCTATTGTAAATAGCAGGAATATATATTTCCGATCCTATACGTTTTCCTACACTTGCGCGAAATGGATACAAACTAGACGACCCTGGTGTTCTAGCAATCTGTGCATCTGCTAAATCATATGTCCCATGATTGACTTCGGCATTAAACACTTGATTAACATAATTAAATGTACGAGAAAATACATCCCATTGTGATCCATTTGCTGTCAAGTAAAATGCATGAAATCTATCAGATGATCCATTAATTATACCACCCATCATATAATTTTTATTTGTGACAGATGGAAGTTCTAAATCGTTATGAGAATTGTGTGCACCACCAACGGGCGGTGTGTGAACGCGAGCCATAACAGATAAATAATTTGTTGCTCCAGATTTTACAGACACGTTAATCATATGCCCATATTCTTCAATTCCAGTTGGTCCTTGTCTATCTTCTGCTCCCATTACAAATCGACCATTATTAAATGTCGCATATGACGTAGGATTGTGTGCATGATATTGATAAAAATCCCAAGTATATGATCCGGTCGGTACATACAAACGATCCCAATAGAAGAAATCGTCAAGTGTCGCACTAGTCGTACCATATTGTCCTAAATGAGCAAAGAAAAACGCATCATCTTCACGAACACCAGTAATATCGTTTACACCACGACCAATATGAATAATATCACTACCGTGATAATTGACCCAATTGCTAGACCCACTTAAACTTTCCGATACTAATTGTACGGTTCCTGTTATCGTGTGAAACCCATCAGTACGAGATCCAGATAGTAATGTATTCCATTTATACGCTCTAATTAATCCAGAGCCGTTATTGATCTGATTAGATGTGGAACTTGCTGAATAAATAATATAATATCCCTCGTCCATCCCGCAACCTGCGGGATGTGGGAGATACCATTTAGTATTATTAAGGTCTACACTTCTAGTGACATTAGTTATTGGCATTTAACACTACTCCTTCGTAATTTGCCCACGTATGTGAAGGACTGACATCGATCCATTGCTCTACTGTTTTATTAGTAAATGCTTCACCACAATCTAAATCTACAATATGAAATACCTTCTGTGACACACTATTACAATTAAAAATAATTTGTGTAAAGTCATCAAATGACGGGAGTACATCTTCAGTCACTATACAATCAAATGCGGTGTGACCCGTTGCTTGTTGTATTTCGGTAGTAAAGTTACTTGACGTAATATCAATATTATGAATTGGAAATTGTATTTTTTCTGGATTTTTGGGGTCTTTGGTTAGTAATTGAATATAAGATGAATTATCAAATCCGTATACGACCATACCCAACTTTTGTAATGATTCCATCAAAAATCCTAATGCACATCCTGCGACCAACACCCGACTACCTGCGGCAAGATTAAAATGTGTGACAATATGTTGCGCACGGATATCAAACATTTTCATAGATGTAAAATACTGACGACAGTATGTTGCCAGTTTTCCAGTACACACACAACTCTTTATGTGTTTAGCTTTACATCCTTTTTGTTTGTATACGTATTTTTCATAGGAATTACGAAAACCTTCTACGTTCCAATTATAAATTTGTGCCATAATTAACCCGAGATAGGAATACCAGGACGGAAAAGTAAATCAGTAGTATTAATTGCAAATCCAATATATAATACTCGAATTGTTGAAGATGGTGTTGGTGGTGATGAAGTTAATCCACCAAACTCATCAAGAAAATATGGAGCGCCTGCTACAAGTCCACTTAATTCCGGTATTACACCTGCTGCGTAATATACGCCTGCCTGTTTAAATAGTACTGCATTTAATTGAGATGCCGTGTCATTATAACTTGCGTTGGTTACAGTATTGTTTCCACTTATTCGTACTATTTTACCATTAGTTCCACCTACCAAACCATCTACAGTGAGTGCAACGTCAGTAATAAGATTTGTCGATTTGATAAATGCCATACTATACTCCTAACCGTGTTAATTCAAAAAATGTATTGTCTGCTTCTATAGTACCTAAATTTTCAGTATTACTATATGTTATTTCTATATAATCATTTAATTCTAAATAATATGTTTCGTCTAATTCAGCCGATTCGTTTGCGCCTAACGTTATTGTTTCTATATCTGTGGTGTTGTTTTTTTTGACATTAATCGTATATGAATCAGATGAACCATTTATACCAGTTAAAATAAATGCACGTAATCTATAATATCCAGCAGTGGATACTGTAAATTTGCTAGGTTCGCCGTTATCCCAATATACGTTTCCTGCCGAATCAGCATTTGTATTAAATACAATATCAGATGTTAACCATTCTATAGCAGTTTCTGTACTTGATACCGATAATTGATTTTGCAATTCTGCTTTTATTCCGCTAAATTCAAATCCAGGAATTAACGAACTACCGAATGTATATCCCACCAACTGAACTTCCACGAATGTACCTTCAACTAATCTACCAATATTATTATCTTCGGACGCATATAATATAATTTCATCACCGCTATTTAATAATGTAGTTACGTCATATATACCCGATTGATAAGCAGCCATCGACTCTTGTATTAATGTCGATGAGTTTCTTTTTAATTCGATAGTATATGACGCACCGTTACCTTCTTGTCCCGTGTATATTGACAAATGTAATCTATAGTATCCGGTAGTTGGAATGCGTATTATAGTTGCAGCTGATGCATTAAAAAACCCAGAGGTATCAAATTCTTCTGTATCCCATGGTATTGTACTTAATGTATCATTTAAAAATACATCATTTGCTAAACTAATTTTTGTTCCGAAAAATTGTTTGATGCCGGGCGTGTTGGATATATTCCACTTCACGCTATCGTATTTCCACACTTTTCCATTTCCATCTGTATATTGCTGTCCCGTCGTTGGGTTTGTCGGAAAACTTAACATATCACATTCCTATTAATTTAGACTTGCACTAACATATTTAGTGCCGTTATAGATATACAACCAATTACCAGAAAAATAAATTGATCCAGTTAATGGTGTAGTTGGTTGAAAATTTGGAATAGTAAACGTTATAGATGAACTTGCTGCTTGTACAACAGCACCTACATCGTATGTTGGGTCTGATTGTAATACCCACTGCCCTTGACTTGCGCTAACATAATAGATGTATGTTTTACCAGTTGTGTTATCATACCATAGTTCATTCTGAGCAGGATATGCCGGTGCGGTAGCTGACGATGTTATTGCCGAAGAATTTAATGCATACGATGCTGTAGTTGCGAAACTTGCTGTACCGTTGAAAGAACCAGTAAATGAGCCGGTGTACGATGCCTGGCCGACCGTTGCACTTCCCGTATATACTGATACTTTAAATGTTAGACTAGAAGTTTCTGCGTAACTACTTGAAATTGAATTATTTGCCCAACTACTGGTACCAATAAGTTGACCAGTAAATGATCCACTAAATGACCCAGTATTAATTTGTACCGAACTGGATACAAGTCCACTAGGTTTATTTGTTATATCGTCCCAATCACTTGACATTCCACTAACATAAGACGCAGTGGTTGCGTAGTTTGCCCAACTACTAGTACCAAATAACGAACTAGTTATACCTTGTGTTACATTTAGTGAACCGGTAATGTACTGATTTCCATTAAATTGATTTGAACCAGTTGTTACAAATATATTATAGTTTGATATTTGTGTAGATGATGATACCAATCCAATTGGTTTGTTTGAAATAGTATCCCATGTACTGGCCGCTCCACTTACATATGAAGCAGTTAATGCATACGATGATGACGCTGCAAACGCAGAATAAGACGCAGATTCAATAGACCCACTAAGCGATAATGCATAAATAGCATACGACGAAGTTACTGCGTATGACGCAGTTATTGCGCTCTGTGCTACATTTAAGTATGGAGAAGTCTGGGATACTAAAGTTGTAGGTTGTCGTAAAATGACACGCGTATTATTTATTTCACTTTCTATATTGACATTTAAATCTGGAACATCTAATTCAATATGTGCCATTAGTAATCTCTAGTAACTGCTGGTCTGATCGTAAATGCCCCTTCTAATAAACGACGAACAACTTCGCCCGAAGATCCCGTAATCATCAATAAATCGTACACATATGTACGTTGTTCTAACATATCTGTTTGTTCCGGCGTTAAACTAACAAAAATACTACCACTAGCATATGGTAATATTTTTTCTACATTAAATGTGGCGGCAACTTCTGTTGTTGTGTAGTTTTCACGCATTTGCCCAACAAACGTGTAATTGGTAATGTCTATAGGAACACTACCAGATGTATCGGTGTATATATGTGCAAGAATTTTGAAAGTTTCTCCTTGACCTATATCAAAATCCGTAATGTCTGCCATAGTATTCTCACGAAAAAAGCACTCTTGTATAAATATCAAAAACCATATTAAGAGAGTGATTTTGACTTATAAAAATATAACTCTCGCAGATGAATGAACACCTGCGAGAGTTATTATTAAATTGTAACTACGATTAGTAGTTCAATACGCAATAGTCTGGTTGAATTTCAATTGTGAATTCAACTTGGTCATCTGCACCCCAATCCATTTCTGCAAAGTCTACTTGAGTAATTTGTGCACCCTTAATAATCCACTCTTCAACCTTGTCACCTACTGGGCCAAGAACGTTGAGGGTTAAATCTTTCTTGTAGAATTCAAGATAGCCGTCACGGCCTGTTACTGATTCGTGGTGTAAACGAACCCATTCCATTACTGCTTGTGCGCCTGATGGAACAATTGGATCGTAAAGTGTCAATGACATTGTGCCCCACTTGGTTTTGCCCTTAACATAACGTTGAACGTTAATGTGGTCAAGTGCTTTTGCGTCTTGGGTTAACTTTGGACGATTGATTTTCTTTACGATGTATGAAGGAATACCATCCATATAAAGGATGAAGCGATTCTTCATTTTTGGTTCAAATGCTGTAAAGAATAGCTCTTGTTCTTGTACTAGGTTTGCCATGTATAATCTCCGAAAGGATATCTAGCTATAAATATTAAATTAGTTGAATTTGTGGAGGGAATTTTTTAGGTTCCCTCCACAGTTTCAGCTTACGCTGTTGGGAATGTAGCGCCCGTTGGAAGAACGTTGAAGTCAAGAATAATGAATTCAGCGGTCTTTGTCGGTTGTAGATAGAGTTGTCCATAGAGGATGTTTCTATCGATAATATCCGGTGTATTGTTGGTTTCATCCATAATAACACGGAATGCGTACAAACCAGAACGTTCTTGGACACTTGCCAAATATGGATTGACAATGTTTAAGAAACGGTTACGAGTGGATTCCACGTTTTGTTCGAATACGAGGTAACGTGAAACACTTGCAATATATTTCTTCACAGCGATTAACAAACGACGGACATTTACACGGTCAAGTGCTGATGGACGGCGTTGTAAGGTCTTTTGACCCCATACACAGATGCCTTGACCTGGGAACTGTGCGATTGGGTTTACCTTACCTTCGTACAATGTGTCACGAAGTGCTTGTGGAAGTCTTGCACGTACACCGACTGCACTTGCGATACCACCACGATTCAAACCAGCTGGTGCAAACCATTCTGCTGCAACGTTGTCGTTGTATGCATAAATTTCTGGAAGAATGACTGAAGGTGGAACCCAAAGCAATTTGTTTGTATTTACATCAATGACTCTTAACCAAGGATAGTAAGTTGCTGCATAGTTACTATCAATTTCTGCAGCCTTACCAGTTGCGTTTGCAATGGTCGAGTTCAATCCAACAGTATCCATCAAATAGAATGCATCACCACGTTCTTCACACAAACTTAATGCTTCGTTTGCGATATACGAATGATATTCGTAAATAACGCCTGGAAGTACAAGAAGGTTGAAGTCCCATTGGTCTTGATTACTGATAGCTTGGATAGCTTTCTTATATGCTACTGAACCATCGGTTGTTGAATTTGCTAAATTAAATCCTTGTGAATTTGAAGCAACAATGTCACCACCGAGATTAATATCACGTGCTGGATTTAATCCGTCAAATCCGCCTTGGAATGGAACAGAGAATTTACGATATGCGAGACTGTCATCATCATCAATATCAATAGTCTTTGATGTCAATCCATCTGGAACATCACTTAATGATTCAAGATTAAATGCTGAACCAACACTTACTGAGCCTGATGGAATTGGTGCAAGATATGATGGATTTGTACCTTCTGTGGTCATAAAGTTCCAACCATAGTAGTACTTCTTATCTACTGCATCAATTGAATATCCTTCCGTTGAACCACTCAACCAACGTGAAGTGACATAATCTGGTGATACTAATGCTGTTGAAGTTACACTTACTGGTGATTGTAGTGCCGCAAATCCATATGGTACTGCTGTTTTTGGAATTACTGCATCGCTCATTTCAACATATACATACTTTGAACGATTTGGGAAATCACCTTGATAATAACGTTCGTCAGTATTTGGATCGTCATATGGAGCACTATTACCAACAACACGTGCGATAAATTGTGGACTATCTGGATCCAATGTTACATTATCATATTGTTCAAGAACTTCAATACGTGCATCCGTATCATCATATGAACGAATCAACATAGTAAATGTTGCCCACTCATCTTCATCAGATGCTTTTTTCATATTCAAGAATGATACTTTAATTTCTTTATTTGATGCTACACCGTCACCCAATGTCCAGAATTTAAACAAGTCAATGTTATCACCACCAACTGTTTGTGATTGAATCCAAGGAGTTGATGCGTTACTGTATCGACCGTATACTGAACCAGAGAAGAACAATGCTGTACTTGAGGTTACTGCGGACATAGTGACTGCGGTTCCAACAGATGTTATTGCTTCTGGGAAGATTGCATACACATACGCACCCTTACTAGTTGCCGGTGTGTATCCAAAAAAATCACCTAGATATGCTGATGAACCTGCGTCGCCACTTAATCCACTTGCACTAATATCAGCTGCGGTTCCTGGAACGTTTACTGAAAGATTAAAACTTCCAGAATTTCCTAATATAGTAACATCTGAAATAGTGTTACCAGTACTACTTGGATGCAATACTGCAAACAATTTTTGACCAGTTGATCCACTTGCGTAGATTAATGCTGGTACAACTTCATCATTATCGTATCCGTTTAATCCAAGAACACGAACGATGGTTGCTACACCTGCTTCACGTAGATAATTTTTTACTGTTAATCCCGTATAGTGATTTGCGTCGGCTTCACCAAATTGGGTAACATACTCTTGTTGACTTCTAACGATAGTTGGAATAAATGCTGGACCTTTTGGTGTCGGTCCAATGAATGCACCCCCGATTTCACTAATACCTTGAGTCAAGAAACTCAAATCTCTTTCTCTAGTGAAAACGCCTGGTGACACAATGCGTTCTGCCATACGAATCCTCCAAATGGGTTATATTATACTGTTATTTCTCCGGTATTCAAATCGATGTTACCGGTACCATATTTTTCTTGCAACTTATTATAAATAACCTTTTCTCTTTCTTGGAAGTCCGTGAATTTTTGTTCTTCGTTTTTTATGTTATTTTCTACGGTTTCGATTTCTTTTTGTAACAACACTTTTGTAAGGTGCATTTCACCGATAGTAGAAGTAATAACATATAACGTGTCCCGTAAATCTTGTACTTCTTTCAACTCTTCTGGCGTGACCTTTTTCATATAGAATCCTTTTTAAAAATTATATACCTATCATAAATATATGAAATTTTTCTGAAACATTGATATTTTTTTATATGTCGTTTACGTCTGTCACGATTTCGGAATTGAATACAACTTTCTTTGCGGTGTAGTTTATACGGGATGTGCTGACTCTATTTCCATCACGGTTTAATGCCGATTCTGGAACGATGTATGCCTTAACGTCTATAGTACATCTGCTTCTTACAAGTCTGTCATTTGCATTTGGTAAATCATTTGTTTGGTCAAATTGATTGATTCTAGTTATAAATTTATAATTGTTATCTTCACCCCAATATTCATCACTTTCAAAAGATACGCTCTCTACTATTTTATTCATCTGTTCCATATACTCGGTCCATATGATGGTTTCATATGTAATATCGTAATAGTCGGGAACCATCACAGATTGAAATGTTTGCGATGGAGTGATTCCATTTAATGCCGTAAATTTATCGTATATATTACGAGAATTCCAACCAGTTTTAAACAGATATTCTTGATATTTGTTTACCGGTGAGTTCATACTATTTTTCTTTATGCTTGTACGCCGTATCATTATGATTGGCAACTGAATTTTACCATTCTTGTCACGGATGGCACCATCACGTTGTACAGACTTCCATCTTTCTGGATTTCCGTAAATAACAGGAACTTTAATTTGTTTACCGTCTTGTGTAACTACTGGAACTATTTTTGATTGTAGATATTTGATAATAGAAGTATCTACTGTCATCAGTCCTACTGACGTTGGTAGTATTTGTTCTTTTTCTTGTTTATTTTCTTCCCCACGACTTGTTCTGCTTCGTGTAGTTTTTAATGCTCTATTAAATCTTGGAATGCTCATATGTGCGTTTCCTCAATATTAATTGCACTACGACGAGTCAAGTGAGTTGTGCAAATAATTGAATGATCAAATTGTGGACGACTTGCTATCAATTGTACATCATTTACATTATCAATTTCATAAAAATTGTCATTATATCCAATAATATCACCAACTTCAGGAAACACATCAACATCTTGTAATAGTTTTTTAACAAATTTAAATTCGACAGTTTGTGTTGTATCAAATCCAAATCCTTCTGAAACTGCTTCAGTTTTAGGATATTGAACCAATCCATGTAATTGAATTCCACGGTATCTAGTTTTACTCGTAGATTCACCGTAAATGTTTACACTAGTAATTTCTGGAATTATTCTATACAACACGACCGGTACATCAACTACTTCAATTACTATTTCTTTGTTGATGTGTTGGAAGAACTGAAAGTCTCTTTCAGATACAAAGCGTGGCATTAACTATCTCTTAATAAATGTATATTGGCGTTGGGATGTGCTTGAATATTTGCTGCATAGCTTCGGCATTTTCCATACTCTTTTTTAATTGAGCTTGGTGTCCCGTTTGTTCCAACGTTTCACGAAGTTCTTCAACCAATCCCTTCTTTTCATCCGCAGCTTCTCTACGCAAAGTTTCACCATCTAATGTTATTTCAGCATCAGGAATAGGTATTCTTTGATACTTTGATCGTATATTACCTAATAATTCTTTTGCTGTTGCTAATGTGTATTTGTAAATCCACAAACGCCCAATACTATTAATGTTTTTGTATTGGATATTATCATATGGAATATTTGAAAAATCAGAAACAATAGAGTTTTCTGAGCCAGATTGATAGAGTGCATTTCCACTCATCTTATCATCTACAACCATATAATCAAACCACACAACAGAATTTACTTTAAAAACTGGTTGAAAATGAACAATATTATTTGCTATACTAAAGCTGTATTGACTTTTACGAATCATATCATTGATTTCAATTGCTTGAATACGGAGTAAATCTTCGTATGCCGGCATCATCACGAAGGTAACTGGTGGTGAGTATCCATCAAATCCAAATTCACTCATCAAGTTCGTTAAACCAAGACCCGTGGTTGCAAATGGGTCATAGTAACGTGCAATGGCTGGTGGCATGTAGTGATAGATACGACGAACTTCTATTGCTTTTCCAGTATCTTCTGGCAATACCCAATTTCGTAAATCATATGATTGAGTGTATGCTGATGCACTAATTGCTGCAGATTTAACTGATACATTACCACCACTTTCTGCTTCAGTTCCATATTGTGCTGATAATTTTACCAATTGTGGAATTGGTGTAGAAATAATATTACGTTGAGTAATTTCTGTAGACGTACTCATTCCTTGCAACGACAACATATGTTCTCGTGCATTAAATTGATTAACTTGATTACTATATGTCGTTATTGCTTCCTCAAAACATGCATAAATTTGTCTATGCGTTAACTCAACATCAACTACTGGGTATCCCAATCTGCGTGCTACGAATGTTGCAGCTTTTGGTGCTTCAATTTGAAATTGAGGATCGTTATCATAGAAACCAAATGGAGTTAATCCATATGGGTTTACAGGTCTTTCTTCAAACGTAATTGGTTCACGATTTTGCATGTGTCTCCCCAAATAGATACAGATATAAATATCAAATACTGTTTGATAACTTGTGTTATAGGCATAAAAATGGGAACCATTTCTGGTTCCCATTTTACTACAATCAAAAGTTTATTAAACTCTTGAGAGCTTGTCGAGGTAGATCTTACCGAAGAATTCCGGACGAACAATCTTCTTCGCGTAACGGGTCATTACGCCGCGACGTGGTGTGAAGTTGTTTGGATCATAGACAAGTGGGGTCATAATTAATGGAATGTATGGTGCATATACTGCGCCAGTTTCCAAGAATTGTGAACCACGGAAGCCCATCAACATTACGTTTTCCTTCATGTATGGGTTCTTGTATACGGTGAAACGGTTAGCAAATGAACCAATCTTGGTTACACCAGCTGCGAATTCCATCTTGTCACCATCGGTACCAGCTTGGAAGCCAGGAATGGTTTCAAGAATTGTTGCTGCGGTTGGCGAAACAACTGCGAAGTTTGCACCACCACGCATTGTTGCTTGGTGAATCTTGTTTGATACTTTTTGCATCTTTTGACCAAGTGTTTGGTACCAGGTCATATTGGTCCATGCAGTTCCTTGGAAAGAGTTAGCTGCAAAGGTTGAACCGTTCCATACAGTACCAATTTCTGCTGACCAGTATTCGGTGTTAGCTGCTGGTGCTGCTGCAATTAACATATCAAGAATTTCAAGGTCAATTTCAGTTGCAACATAGTCACTCAACATTGCTGTTAATTCTGCTTCTGCGTCAATTGAGTGGTATGCGTTCAAGTCTTGTGCAAGTTCTGGTGACCAGACTGCCTTCAACTTACGGGTCTTAGCAACGATAGTTTCTGACTTAAGTTCCAAATCAATTTGTGGAATTGCCAAATCAGTTGTTGCGTCAACTGGACCGCCTGTACGATCTTCAAAGTCACCACGGGTTGTGTCCGTTGGTTGCTTGACAAAGAACAAATGTGTTGCTGCATCGTTTGTAGTTGCGTTTACGATGAAGGTAAGATTTGTACCATCATACTTGGTAAATTCTGGAAGCAATTTGCTTGCAAAATCAACGGTTGAACCAGAAATTACGAATGCACGTGATGCTAAGAAATCACCGTTTGATGCAGAAACTGCTGGTACTACGTACTTGGTCAATGAACCAGTTACAAGGAATTCATCATTGTAGTTTACATCAGCAAATGTTACTGATTGTGATGCTACTGAATTGATTGCAACTGACGCGTCATTGATTGAGTAGCCATAACGTCCTGCACCATACAAACCACCGGTAGTTTTGTTACCGAAAGTGGTGAATGGTGAAGAAAGTGTACTACCATAAAGTGATTGTTGTGCGGTTTGACCGTTTGCGGTATTACCGTACTTGAAGTCCATATAGAACACCAAACCTGCTGGGAGGTTCATTGGTTGAACTGATACGAAATTCTTTGATGCAATTGAACCAAAGACCTTACGGACTAATGGAAGTGCAACACCTGCCCAGTTTTCACCAGCTGTGCCTGCACCTTGTGGATTTGTTACTGTTACTTCACTGATAAGTTGTTGTGCTTGGTTTTCAAGCAAAACTGACATACCTTGCTTTTCATATCCCTTTAAGCCTTCAAGAAGACCTGACTTTTCCCACTTTGCTGATAATCCGCGTGTTTGGTTGATGATTACATCGTGAGCGGACTTAGCTTCACTAATAAGTTCATGTACTGACATGTATATTTTCTCCTAGATTATAGAATGCCTGCGAGTTGTTGTAAACGTTTTGCTATCGTATTTTCAACGATAACTTCAGCCTTTGGTGCTGTACTTGGTGTAGCTTTTGATGCTAAACCTTCTACTACAACTTTCTTGCGTGATGCGTTGAAAGTTTTAGCTGCTACTGAAAGATTTTCTACAAGTGCAGCGTAAACAAGCTTAACTTCACGAACGGTGGTTGCTCGATCGAATGATTCGACAATGCGAACTTTTTGATCATTATTGAGTCCTTCCTTACGGAAAATCTTGTTTGTAAAGAGTAACTTAGCGTTTAACAAGTTAACTTCTTGTAAACGGCCACGGAGAACATTAACTGCTTCTCTATATTGTGCGAGTTCTTGCTTGAGTCCTGCAAGTTTAGCAGCCATTGCGTGTGTCTTGTCCTCACCACCATGTGCTTCAGCACCGGCTAGGTCGTCTTCGGCTTCAAGTTCTGCAAGAATTTCTTCAAGGGAAACTTCTTCTTCTTTTTCTTCACTTTCCTTTAATTCTTCCTTCTCTTCTTCTTCCTTTGCTTCAGCTACTGGAGCTTCTTTTTCTTCTTCCTTTGCTTCAGCTACTGGAGCTTCTGGCATTTCTTCTTCTGATTCTTCTTTATTTTCTTCCGAACCAGAGAGAGCTGCGATATCGTTTTCTAATTCTTTGATAATTTCACCGAGATCGAAATCTGCTTCGTCCCAATCATCATACCAATCGGTTTCACTATCAGATGGTGCTTCACCACTCATATCCATTTCTGATGCATCAAATGCATCATCTGATGGTTCTTTGTTGTCGCCGGTGCCGATAGTTGAACTGTCAGCTGGCATTTCGGAAGAACCTTCTGCTTCACCATCTTCAAATGGTGTTTCTGTTGCTTCTTCCATTTCTGGTGCGTCTTTCTTAAGTTCTGGTGTTTCCGTAGCACCTTCTGCTTCAACACGGAGACGGCGTGCAATCATACCCTTAATTTGTGGGGTGATTGATTCTTCCAAAACGAGCTTAGCATTAGCAATAGCAGTTTCACGAACTGCTTCTGCATCTGCAATAGCTTGTTTTAAAAGCTTGTTAGTAATTTCTGCCATAAAATGTTACTCCTATAGGGATTTAAGTAGATATTAGTATCTGCTATTTTACTTTGAAATTAAACCCACTAATAATAAACTAGTGTTTCTATAATAAATATAAGGTTATTTTCTAAAAATTCAATTTTATTAATTAATACTTTTTTTGACGAGCTAATCTTTTTTCTTCCCGTTTTCGTCTACGAAGAGCTTCTTGGCGCTTTGCTATACGTTTTTTAGATGGCTTCAAAAAAAATTCTCTACGTTTAAGTTCTGGGATTAGTTCTGATTTTTTTACCATACTATTGAAAACCTTTAAAGCCTTTGA